ATATCGTTCTTGGTTTTTAATTGTGAATTTAGCATAGAGTTGTAGATAGTCAAGTTGTGCAATACCTAACAATCTAAAAAATGTAACTTGTCTACCATTATGATATGCTTGATCTTCGTCAACAATACCCCATGGCGAAAATCTTTTGGCAGCACTATCACCTAATATCTTTTTAATTCTGTTAATTAAATATGGTACGTCAAAGTATTTACTATTCCAACCTGTTAATATATCAGGCGTATATTGTCGCCAGAAACCTAAGAATTTTTTAAGTAAATCTTTTTCGTCTTCACATTTTATATAATGTACATTCTTTTGTTTTACTTTATAATCTGCAAGACCCCAAACAAGAATAGATTTTTTGACCTGATCTTTGATTGTAATACAAATCATTTTCTCGTCAGCGTCATCTACATGAGGGAAACCTTTTTCACTTTCAACCTCAATATCAATAGTGTATATTCTTAATTTACTTTTATCATAGTCAACTTGACCAGGATAATAATCTGCAATGTATTGATATTGCCATCTATCTGTACCGTAAACAAAGTTAGGATGCTCTTCGTATCTTTTAATTAATACTCTTGCTTCTTTTACAGTTTTACATTTACGAGGAACAAGTGGCGTGCCATCTAAAGCACGATACTTTGTTTTACCTTTTGTGTAAGGATGAAATATGTTTGGAACGTAATGTAGTCTATCTT